TATATATATATATATAGTTTTTTCGGACTACTATCAGATCAATTAAATAGTTAACCTATTCGCTTTTAAGATTTAGTCGTAAAGAGTAGGTAGTTTGATTGCCTGGGCCACCCTTTTCGATGTCAATTTTGTCCTTAATTTCGGATAGAATTTTGGTAAAAATGTGGTTATCTATTCGATTATTTGTTTGCTCTTTTAGGAGGGCAATTGCTCGCTCTCTTCCGATAATCGGCTTATCTTTTAACAGCTCAAGGAACTTATCGGATAAGGCCTCATTAACCTTTTTTTGGATTGTGGAGGTTTGACCTGGCTTTCTAAACTTGGCCTCGAGGTCGGGTTTATGGTGGAAGAGCGGGAAGGTATCGGCAGAGAATTCGAGGACCTTGGGCGGGGCAAATGGGCAGTTTCGGGAGGTTGTTTCGAGGACTAAGTGTTCCTCCTCTTCGTGTGAAGTTAGGGTAAGGATAGCGTCAGGATCCCGGGCAAAGACACCTGAGCCGGATGCTCGGTCGATATGATCGGTTTCTGATTTGTTTCCTTTGGAGAAATGATGGGCAAATACTATGGCGGCACCGGTTTCCTCGGAGAAATCCTCGATTAGATTTACGATTTCGCCTACTGCCTTGGCATCGTTTTCATCAATACCGGTTGCCAGCTTGTAGTATGGGTCGAGGATAATTAAGTCATATTCCCGCTTATCCACTCGGATCTTAGTTAGGAGGTCGAGGAGCTCAGTCCTGTGGCCTCGTAGTGGCCAATAGTCTAAATGATGGTTGGGCTTAATCTCTCCTTTAAACATCGCCTTGGCTACCCGCTTAATCCTGTCAGTACCAAAGTATTTCTTCAACTCGAAGTCCAGGTATAAGACTTTACTCTGCTTAACCGGCATCCCCAGCCACGGCATCCCATTGGATGCGGCGATGGCCAAGTTAATTAAGGACCAAGTCTTACCGGCCTTACTTGAGCCTGATATAATCATTTTGCATCCTTCATGCAGACATCCCTCGATAATCTCCTCAAGCTCATTGGCGGGGTTCGTTGCATAGTCCATGCATTGTCCGAATGACATGATATCGGGAAGTGGTTTCGGATCGTCATTCCTCACCTCGATGGATCGGTTTGGCATATTGGTGACAGTTGGGGAGTCGAGCATATATTCCAGTTCTACTGCTTTAAGCTGTGCTTTATAGTATGGGTCTGTTTCAGGTCTCATCTGTATTATTTGGTTTTATGTTATTTTTGATTAATGTTAAAATTATTTGGGGCTTTAAATTTATGTCATTTCTGACAAGCACAATAGCATCCCCTTCGGCTAACCGGTCAGCCATATGCATCGCTTTAACGGGCTTAATCCCCAGTTTAATAAACCGTCGGACGATGGTTGCTTTAAGTAGGGTATTAATCATTTTAGACCCCACAAAGACCCTCGCATTCAGCTTTAAAGTCCCAAGTGAGTTGACCCTTTTCCTCATCTGTCCGTAAATCTACTTCATCTAGTGGCTTGCAAGATTGATGCAAGAATACGGGCATTTTCATTTTGTCGTAAGTTAAAAACTGTTTGCGTATTTTATAATCAAAATCAATAGCCTTTTGAAATTCGTCAGGTTCGTTATCTCGAAGGTATCGCCAGTCTTCGTTATTGTGGAATGGGCAGTAATAACAAGCTGATCGAGGAGGCTCTGGGTATCCGTTTTTCTTTAGCCACTTCTTACAATCTACCCTAGTCATTCTTTTCTCGATTAAAGGATATCTTTTTTCTGACCAAGGTACTCTTGAATCTTTCATCCTTTGCATTTCATCCCAAGATATCCCAATCCATTCCGATACGGTTACTTCTTTTTGCCCTCTTTTAATTCCGCAATGTTTTTTAAGGAACTTATAAATTGGTTGAATCTTAAAGTCATTTGTGCATTGCCTACCAATCGCCCCTGTTTTTTTACCATTTGGTAATATTCCAAATAGCGGAATCTCCTTTGCCATGTAGGACATTCCATCTTTTTTTCTTTTGAACGGCTTTAGGCTTTTTTCCGTTAAACTTCCAGCAGTTACAGTTATAACAGGAAAAGGTAACACTTCTTTGAGCCACTCAAGGTGCTTGTAAACGCTTTTTGGTTCTGCTTGTGTGTCACTAAATACGCACACTAAATCATCATTCGGTAAAATCTCACCATGCATCGCCATTAATGCCATAGCAGATGACTGAACACCCGCACCTAAACTTAATATATTTTTCATAAAATTATCATTCCCGCCAAAATAAGATTGGTTGCTGGGCAGAATATTTCTCGCCCTTCTCGGTCTTCGGTTTTCTCGTTCCCCAAGGCAGTCGGACTAATCCGAGGGGTGAATTATAAATCGATGGATCGGCTCCGAGCTTCATACTCATATGTTTAAACTGCTCGGCTTTCCCTGGTATCCAATCGTACCAGCAGTGAAGACTCTGACCGCCACTATCGACTATCATCTTTAGCGGGCAGATTGATTCGAGGGCAAGTGCCGGTCCAATCTGATCAGCCTTTGTCCAAGTCGGGTCATCGATTTCGTGGACTAAATACATCCGCTCACCGGCATTCTCTTTTACACGAGGACCGATATCCTTGAATGGATTGTAAGATATAAATTCCATCTGCCCTACCCCTTGGGATATTCCCCAATCGCCCGCTGACTTGATCATCGTATTATATTTATCCGCTTGGATGTTTATCCATTGGTCAGGCTTGAAGAGTTTGGAAACCGCTTCCTCGGCATTCAAAGGAATGGCGGAGGAGCGGAGCTGTAGCATTTCGAGATCCTCGGGTGTACCCTTTGCGTTAGATGAGATTCCAGTATCAATTGATACTTTCTTGGTCGGACTGATAATCTTCTCACCTGACAGGATTTGATATGCACCGGTTAGAGCATTGCGGATTTCGTTTGGCTGGAGCGGTCGGCGGGTAAATTCCTTGGCCACCTCGATGCAGTAATCATGTGCCTTTTCAAAGTCCGATTGATGCATGGCGGCACGGAGGGTGAGGCGGGCAATAAAGGTATGATGGCCAAAGTCTCCTTGCGGGAGTCGGTCGAAGAATCCCGCCATATCTGCTGATAGGATAGCCATTAGTCGGAACCCTCGCCCTCTATAAACTGGGCTATATATTCAGTCAGCTTCGTAATCGCCTCGGCCTCGATCTTGCGAATTGTTCTCCTAGGTATCCCTGATTTATCTGCCAGTTCCCTTTGGGACATTCCGGCATGATCCTCGGGGAGTTTAAGAAGCATATTTTTCAGCTTCGCTTCGGTGGCCATCTGCTTGGCTATGTCCTTAGATTTTCCCATCCTCACCCACCGACACCCATTGATCGATCATCCCTTTAGGTAGTCCCGCCTCTGAGACATGATTATCATTCGGATCGGGTTCATGTCCCTTCCGAGAGATGTGGACTATCTCTGTAAGCACTTCGTGGGTACATCCCCATCTTCGGATCGCCCATGCTTCGTTCGGAAATCTTATATCATCAAATACGATGGTCCGCTTGCCGATGTACGGGAGAGCCGCCTTATAGGCTAAGTCGATCCATATGTTCGGATAAACCCCTTCCCTTCCCCACTCCGTCCCGAGGCTTTGTAATAACTGCCTGGTATTAATATTGTCGGGAAAGTTGGGAATGGGTTCTTCTTTAAAGTGCAGATACTTTTCCCCCGGCAATATCACCTTGAGCATTTCTTTGATGGGAGTGGCGAAAGATAGGGTTACCGCATCGACATAAGATTTAGCATATGTCGATTTGCCTACCATTTTTGGACCTGTCAGTCCGATAATTTTGTGGTTCATGTAGTGTAGAATAGTGATGTTATTATTGTTAAAATGAATGCGACCACGATGTAGGCTAAGACGAGGACTGCGGTGATGAATAGGGCGATTAACCCGATGGAGCGGAGGAGTTTCATTTCTCCGAAAAGTGAGTTAGGAGTGCCTTACTAAAATCCGTGCATGACTTAATAAAATTTCGATCTGACAGCTTTGCACATTTTTCTGTTAAGACTTTTATCTCGCTCTTTTTATCCTCACAATATTTGTCGATCCTATCTTTTTTCTCCTCTAGCTTTTTAAGTTCTTGCCCTAATTTAATCTTAAACTTATCGACTTGAGCAGATGCTTTTTCGACCTCCTTGTTTACTGAAATTAATTCCAGTTCTTTTCGGAGTATCTTAGATTCAATCTGAGGGGAAACAGGTATGCCCTTTGTCGGCTCAATTAAATCGAGGTCAAAGAATAAAGTTCGGACATTGCCCATCCCTTCCACTCGGACATATATTTTATTATCCTCCGCCCGCCATGCGAATACGCTGTCGAATACAGCATCATGGCCTTTAGTCTCTACTTTCTTTTCGATCATATCAGTAATGCGTTTTAATTTCCCCCTCTGCCGCCAAGGGTAAACCAGGCATATAAAGAGGTTCTTCGGTTAGTAGTTGGATCATTAAATCGAGTGCTTGTTGCCCCTCCGATTCGGCAACTTCCACAGTTACGGAATCGTGGACATGAAGGACAACGGGCAGACCAGCGGCCTCAATTCTTAGAAGTGCATCCGCCATGATATCCCGAGCAGTTGCTTGAACTAAGTTTTCAACGAGAAGTCCGCCATACAGCTTCATCGACCCTTGCCCTCTTACCTTCTGACCGGTCAGTTCCTTGCCATTATCGTTTACATTGAAATATCGGATCAGATTCCCTGATCTCATGTTCATAATTGCACACTCGGGAGTCTGCTTGGCCTCCTCTCGGATGTGGTCCTCGCACTTCTTCCAAAGCTCGACAATCTTGGGATTTTGATTCCTAAAATCTTTGACCTGTTTTCGGCTCTCAGCATCGGTCATATTTAGCTTTCCACCGGTAAGGGCTTGTGCCACTTGGCCGAATTTCTTCGGACCGCATCCATATCCCAATCCCAACACACGGGCTTTACATAAGTGGCGGAGTTCGGGGGCTAAATCCTTCATTGGCTCATCCTCGTTATAGAGTCCAGTTGCACGGCCATGTGCTTCGTAAAGATCAATCCCGCCTCTGACCAAACCTAAGAAATCGAAGTCCCCGCATAGATAAGCCAGCACCCTCGGCTCGATTTGCGATAGGTCGGCAGAAACCATTACTCGGCCTTTACCAGGAGTCAGACATTTCTTTGCCGATGTACCCTCAACTTCGTCCCGAGGAATGCCCTGAAAGTTTAATCCACCCGCTCCACTCCAGCGACCGGTGTGTGGCGCACCGCAGTATTTCAGACGGGTGGAAACTCGATGGTCGGGACGGACTCGTAAGATCATAGATATATAAGTCTGCCTCGCTTTATTGGCTTTCCTCCATCGGGTCATCGCTTCAAGGATCGGAGCATACTGCGGATTCTTAGCCTTCCATAGAAGCAGTTCAGAATCTCCCTCCTGAGTAGACTTCGGAGGTTCGACATTTTGCATCTTTAAATAGGCGGCCATTGCAACTGTCGAAGTGGGTTCTCCTCCACCTGGTCCAACCCAAGGCAGAAAGGTTTCGACCTCTTTCATAATCGCCTCAGTCTTATTTATATATTCTTGGCAAAGTTTCTGATCGATTGCCATCCCTCGGCTTGCCGTCCTTCGGGTAAATGCGGACAATAGAAATTCTTTCTCGGGGAAGGATATTTTCAGTTCATTATATATCCGAATACACGCTCGGGAATCCATCAGTGCATACTCTTTAAACGATTCATTCTGAAGGATCTCTTCGGGGCGAAGTCCGCTCATTTCATTGCGGGCATCCTTATTCAACTCCTCGCCAAATAGTTCCTTATGGCATCCCGCCAATGACCTCGGCAACTGATGCCAGCTCGCCATATCCGCCGTGCAAATCCATTCCTTCGGAGTGAACTGTGGCATCTGCCCCCGCGCCATTGCCATTCGACAGCATACCGAATCAAACTCGGCATTATGGGCGCAGATTGATTGTCCGTTTAAGATATCGACCGGTAAGTCTCGGGGATCTCCAACCCACTCGAATCCATCATCGGCTACCAGGGAAACTATGGTTACCCGAAAGTCAGGGTGCTTGGCATAGCGGTCGAGTCCCATCGTGGCCACGCTGTACTGCTTGGACCAAACTGTTTCAACATCAAGGGCGATCAAATCCGATCCTCCTTTAAAATGGTTTCTGCGGACATTACCGCATTCTGCAAAGTGGGATATTCCAGTTCGGGGAGGTCGGGGGTATCGAGCTTGACCCGCCAATTCATTTTGTCGGTGTCTAGGATCACATCCGCTTGCCGACTGCCCACTTTTACGACTACCTTCTCGCCCCGAGGTAATCCTCTGCCCATCTTATATAATGTTTTCATTTCGTTATTTCCTTTTCCACCGCCTTAATAAATTGTTTAAGCGGGTCTTTATGCATCTTGCGGATCCGAGCGTTTCCGATCTGTGCGGTTAAAATATCCAGCCGCTTATATGCTTCAGCTATCTGTTCCTTTGTAATCGTCATATTTCGTCCCTTTCTTATTTCTGAAATCTAATTCACCCTTGGATTTAGGGCGGACCCTCGGCATGGTAGTCCGCACGGTCCGCCCTTCCCCATTCTCCCAAACCGTAGTCAGTTGGTTCTTCGCCCAAAAACGCTCATACGCTTCGGACACTTCCCTTGAGAGATTACTTCCGAAATCCGAGAAATCGCTCACAGTGTGTCGTACCATTCCTTGAACTCTTTGTCCTTCAGATGAAGGTCGGTAATGATCAGCCCGAGAATATACCGGCTAACCGATAATTCGTAAGACATGGCCAATCGCTTGACCCCATCCTTCATTCGATTCGGGCAACAAATATTAATTGCCGACTCGTTCATTGCATCGCCGAATATATAACCAGGTGTCCTAAACCTTACTGACTTCTTCGCCATCCTCGCATTCCTCCAATAATTCCTCTTCCCGCTTCGCTTTTGCCAATGTCATGGCACATCGATCATCCTCCTCCGGCTCTTCCAAAGGAACTTCATGCCAGTATTTATTCTCCATGACTTCGAGGATCGTAGTTTTTAAGACTCCGCCAAAGCTGACAGAGAGCAGTAAAGTCGACCCATGCCTTGGCGAGGTCTTCGGGAGAATATTTAATTACCTCAAACCTACCAGGCTCAGTCGAACTGATGTAGCAGTTAGCTCCGTGGACGCTATGCCCCAACACCGCCTCTTCGCCCCAATAGGTTGCGGCATAGGCCGCTATCTGATGGATTTGAAAGTCATAAGACGACACCTTCACTCCTTTCTTGGTCTTACGAGTCTTCCAATCCAATATGAACTTAGCACCTTCCGCTCCCTGTCCGACAATATCGACTGTGCCGGCAAATCCATGATTCGTATTAACCAGCATCTTTTCAAACTCGATGAAGTTTAGACCATGCTCCTGTTTCCAATCAAGGGCGGGCTGAATATACTCTAATAGTTCATCGGGTATATGCTGACCGGTGAAATAAGCTTCAATCGCATCGTGAACCTTCGTCCCGAAGTCTGCCGCTTCTTCGACTGGTTTTTCATGCTGAACGAGGCATCGGTCTGCATAGTTTTCAAAACTCTCGTCAAGCTTCGCCGGATTATCGAATGCTATACGAAGTAGCTGGTCCTGTTTCCATCGCTCTAACCCCGGCTTGGCAAACAGGCCAAGAAGAGTTGTAACGGATGGGAATAGCCCCAACTTCTTAGCATCCCGAAGAGTAGTATTCCGTTCGCCGTCACCCTTTGCCCGAGGCATGGTATGCTTGGCCTTCCCCTCACGGGTGTACCAATGCCCACCTCCGCCTCGCTTAGGTTTTTCGGTTAGAATAGCCACGGATTACCTCCTTCCCATATTTCCAAAGAAAGATTACCAGGTGGATCGCTCGTTTCAGATATTTCATCCTAATTTAGCCTCCACTCTCTTTACTAAGGATTGCAGTGAAGAATCCGTCTCAATGTATCCGCTGTAATTCTTCCAAGTAGATGAAACTTGACTGTGGTCACGATCAAATGCTTTCCCAATTTCCACACAAGTTTTACCCGTCTTTAATCTGCTAAGATAAATAGCGATAGAACGGGCGAGGGATACTTGTTTAGCTCTCCCCCGCCCATCTATATCACTTACCTCAACACCACATTCGTCAGCAGAAACTCTTTTAATATCCTCGATGGTCATGCTCACAGCACCATGTCAGTTATTACAGCCGCCCATCCGAGTATTAATAAAAATGATATCGGATTCATCTTAGAAAGGTACATTCGTGGACTGAGGTCCAGTAAACTGAGTTCCCATTGTTGCCTGTTGAGGGGCGGGCTGTTGTACGGGTTCTTGTACGGCGGGAACCGGTTGAGGCTGATCAACATTCACTTGTGTTGCAGTTTGCATCACTTGAGCTTGAGGTGCTTGCTGAATCGGAGCTTGCATCGGTTGAACAGGTTGAACAACGGGAGCCTGTTGGATAGGTGCTGGTGCTTCGTCTCCACTGGGGATGACAAATCTTGATCTGTCAGGTACTTGAGCTTCCATCCCCGCCATGACCGGCATGATGGCTGTGATATCTGCATACTCACGACCTTTTTGGCTGGTCTTATTAATAATATTCAGAGTTGCTCCCTTGCCTACCATTGTTTCAGTGTCAAAGCCCGAAAAAGGCATAGTGCCGTTCCATGAGGTAAGAGTTTTAAACAGCTTACTTTTTTCATGGAGCGATATCACCATTTCACCGGTTTGAATCATTGTTCCGTCAGTTAAGCCGAAAAGAAAACGGCAGAAGTTTTTAGTCTCAATGACAGATGGATCTTCGTATGAAGGTCTCTGAATATTCATTGAGTCTTTTACCGCTAAACAGACTGCAAAGGTCTGTCCTTGAGGGGCGAGTGTTGTGAGAGGCCAACCGGTTATCGGTCCACTTCCGTTAGATGATTGCTGTAGTATTGCCATGATATGTATTTATTTCTATCTCCATTTTTACGGGTGGAGGCCCATTATTGATTAATAAGAAAATGTCTTAAAATGAGGATCGCATCGGCTGTCTTGAGGGTAATACCCTTAGTCGATGGGAAAAATTGCTTGGCATGGTTCGCCAAAACCTTTTTTCGCTTTCCCGAAGTTAACTTAGTCAACCCACTTAGTCCCTTTTGCCATTCCTGTGGGCGAACTAAAGTAAATGGAATTTCTGCCATTCGTAGAACGCCATTTATAAATCCGCATGATTTGCCTAATTTGAATGAGCTACTAGAAGGTATCATCTTACCCGCAAAAGGTGGGACCAATTCAACTACCGCCTCAATCGATGTAACAATTGGATGGTCTTGAAGGTCTTGGATGTGTTCGACAAATTCAAAGTCTTCATCGAGGGTGTGCAGTTTAATATCATGCAAACCACCCCAAGCGATTGCGTAACCTCCGCTCTTACCTGGATCAATTCCGATGGTCAATTTCATGCGGCCTCCTCTGAAAAGATGGCAATTACTTTTCGGACATCGGAAGCTAAATAATGCTGGCCTCTTTTCCGAATGCCAAACTCTCGCTTAAAAGCATTGAGAGCCTTATCAGACTTTAGTCTGAAAATCTCTTTGACCTCACATTTAGTGAGGAATAGACTGTGATATTGGTTTAGTAGTTTTTCCATTTTGCCGGTTAATGTTAAAACCGGCTGGAAGAAAACTAAGGTCTACTTGCTCACTTTTTTTGTAAGAATAAACCCGTAATGCATATTGTGCGAAACATAATATGCGCCAACCGGTACTTGTTAAGAATTTTAAAGATCAACTTCAACCCATCCACTGGTTGAATAATGCTTTTAAATGGAATAAATCGGATCATGTCAACAAGTTTTAACTTTTTCTGCTATAAATTTTATATTTTCTATATTAATATTCATTTTTTCCTATTTTTCTTTGACTCTTTAATCGTTCTTTTTGCTCGGAGTAAGCGGTAATAATTTGAATCTCCCCGAACTTTTTTCTTACCATAGCCAGCTTGGCCGCCAACCTGACCCAACAGCCTAGCCGCCTCTTTAACCTTGTCCTTGCGGTCAATGATAGTGTAGTTAATTCGTTCTCCAGTTGCACAGATTGTGTGACCATGCCATTCATTCTGACTGATTTGTTCCAAGCTGTCACTATTCATATTGCACCACAATTTCCACTTCCGCTGGACCGCCTCGGGAAGCTTCAGTCTCATATGCCTAAAATCTTGCGCAAAACACTTACGAGTTTCGCCCTTATAGTATAATGTGCAACTTAGGTCGTTTATCCATTTTTTAGTTCCTTTTCTCATATTATCCTTTCTCTACTGCTTGCCTACATTAACGGCATGAAATGTCCCATGCAAGGACTAAAATGGCATAAAATGGACTAATTCTAACGCAAGGGTTAGCGAAATAAATATGTGGCTGTTAATACTTTACTCATGTAGCTTTGGGTTATTTAATTGGGAATGGTTAACGATCCTAATTCATTCGAGGCAAAGTTCCCAAAGTTTATCATCGGCGATACAGAGGATCAGACATTCGTTGTCCACCTCCATAGTCCAAAGTTTATAGCTGAACTGATAGAATCAGAAGATGGCGAAACATTCGACCCTACCTTTATCGATCCTCCTGGTAATGATCCCGCCCTACTAGCTAAGTTGATGCGAGAGGTCGGAGATTTCTATGTCGCTGAGATTGAGCGGGAATAGATTACCGAAATCTTTCGGATAATTTAGCACCGGCACTTGCGGCTGGGGCCATGAATCGATTACCAGGCATAGCTGGTGCTTGGCGGGTAATGCGATTGGCGGGTTGAGCCTTTGGGGCTTTGGGGTCTGAGGGCATGAAACTTACATCACCTCGTCCTAGCTTATCCAACATTACACCAGCACCCATAGCTACTCCGATATTAGCCTCTCCATCCGATCCTCGTAAGTCTTGCCTTGAGGATAAATCCTGAATATCAGCAAATTCCTTCAAGAATGCTTTCTCCTTTAATGGTATTGACCAAGGATAGGCAGTATTTAGATCGGGACGGTAAACAGCATCTGTCCCATCATATTCAGCAATCGCTAAAAGAGATCCTTTCTGAATATCATTGTATTCGGGTTGGCGAGTTTCTCTTAAAATGGTATCGGTATCTAATCCTAATTTTTTTAAGCGAGCTTGAGTAATTGGTAATTCCTTTTTGATATTAAGTTTATCGTAAATTATTGGAGTTGCTTTCCAAGGTATAAGCTCCTTATCGGGGAATACTCTTAAAAAGTCTTCAATCGTTTTAACAGTTTTAAGTGCCGCTTTCTGATTATCAGTAAGACCTTTACCTTTGATAGCTCGCTTTAATGCCGCCCTAATGTGTCGATTTACTGTATTCTCGGAAATCTTACCTTCATTGATGGCCTGCATAAACTTCCGAACATAATACTCACGGGTTAAAGACGATGCCTTGTGGTTGTCTTGCTTCATCGAAGTAATACCGATCAAAGGTTTTCCATCCCTCTCCCATCTAGTTTTAAAACTTTTGGCAGAACCTTCATTAGTAAACCCCCAAGCATCATTGACAGACAAATAACCTGGACCGCCAGTAAATGCCACATCAACGCCATCAGCTTTCTTATTTCCAACTACTGAAAGATCCGATGTAAGGACTTGAACATTCTTACCTTTAAAGTCACTAAGCGATGCATTCGGATTACTTGGTGAAGGGAGGAAGAGCTTGAGCGACTTATCGTCAAGGGTGAGCATATCGCCCGACTTAGGAATCTTCCCCTTAGTCGCACCCGCTTCGCTTGCTGGCATGAAGAGTTTCTCGGTCACCGTGACATCGGCTTCATCGAAGATTACATAATTGTAATCGCCCTCGCCTTTGGATCGGGATGCTCCATCTAAATATTTGATGCCTGGTATGCCGGCTTCTTTTAATCGCTTGGAGATTTCAGCCTCGGGCATATCATCGAGTACATTATTAGTTATGTCCCGATAATCCTGTTCTTGTCGGTATTGCCAAGTATCCTCGCCCTCCTGTTCCCGTAGGAACTTCTTGAGCTTATCCTGTACCCCTTTGGGCTGTTCGCCTAAAGTCTTATCATAAAGCAGATACTCGTTCTCCTTGGGGGCTAGTTCGACTTTGTAGAGGGAGCCAGCTATAGTTACATCAGCTTCATTTTGATCTCTCAAAGTTTTTATGACTTGCTGAAACTCTTGGTATTTACCAGTAGGATAGTCACTAGGATTATTTTGTATGTCTTTTAGGCTAGACTCCATCCAACTTATTAAGTCTCTGCGAGCCGATGATTTATTCGAGTTAAGGGACATATAATTACCTACACCCATTTCATCAGCTAAGTAATCTGCCGCTAAATGCTTTATATTCGTGCTATCTTTAGCTTTGCCATCAAATAACCTGTTTTCCCCGTCTCTCGATTGCTTTCTGTAAAACTCTGCTACTTCCCTCTTCCCCGCAAAGTAAAGCCCATGCCCATAGGCTTGACTACCCTCGCCTGTTCCAATCTTCGATGTTCTGAATCTGCCCAAGGGTGCGCCCGCTTCGGGGGCTAGGGTGTGCGGTGTGCCGTGGAAGGCTGGGATGAACGCTTTATTAATCTTATCGTAATCAATAAATCGGGTTCCCGATAGTTGGTCCATCTTTCCGATCCGCTCAATTCTTCTTGAGCGATAGACATCTCGGGGGTTCTTCTTTCCTAGGCTTGCTCGCCAAGGATTTGAACTAGCTTCCGCTTTTGAGCCACTACCGAATGCCGAGTTTATAAAGTCTGCTTTTGCTTTGGCGATATTCTGATCTGCATCCAATCCCGTCCTACCAGGTTGGCCGTCTGCATGATTGCGGTGATATCTGTCTAAGTCTTGTAAGAGTTTAACTTTAGCCTGGGCAATATCTGCACCATATAAACGAGTGAGTTCTGCCTGTTGCTGTCTTGCCAACTGATCGACATTCTTGACTAATTGATTAACCGAGACAGTGCGTAGGATGATGTTATTCTTTTGCGTAATCTCGAACCCATAAGGCACTTCGATATGGTTCTCTACCTTCGCATTAACATACTTACCCCCACCCTGTCCGGCGGCTTTAAAGTAGGATATTAAATACTCGTTTCCACCTTTATTTTGAATGTTAGAATTAACATCTCTAAGTGTCTGTATTTGCTCTTTATTCCAGTTGCCTGATTTTTCGAGTTTATCAATTATAGACTTATCTAAGTATCGGCCGACAAATCGGATTTTACCTGTCTTTTCGTTTACTTCGGGGCGAACATGACCTTCCGGCAATCCCTCATTTGCCTCCTTTTCCTGAATTGCTTCTTTCATCTTCTCCGCAAATGAGCGATTGTATTTACCTTGCTCTCTTGCGGTCATGGCGAGGTTAGGTATTACATTCCCATCTTTATCGATTTGTAGGAGTGTGCCGGATCGAAGTAGTTCAGCGAGTTGCGGGCTTTTGGCAAGCTCGGCAGATTTAATATCGACCACTACTTCTTTAGTGGCTTTCCCGCCTGACTTAATATTACCGCCTTGAATCTCTCCGCTTGCTTCCTGTGCCTGTCTCTTCTGCGGACTCATGCCCTCCAGCTGATTATTATACTTCCTAACCAGTTCGGTAATTTGCGGATATCTTTTAAGGTTGGAGAATAATTTATTATCAGTAATCAGTTGCCCATCGGGTCGGAATGTACCGCCCATCATGGCAAGAGTTTTACGGAGGGCTGGGATATTTTGGACTAGCTCAGTATCAAGGATCGAACCCATAATATTACCGATTGTACCTTTATTCTTATCTCTGTACTTCCGTTTATCATTAAGTAGAAAGTCAGTTCCATGCTCGGCCACTATTTCGCTTACTGTCTGCTCATCAGTCATTATCTTGGCAAGGTCGGAATCGGACATTTTATTGCCGTCTGAATCGAGTAGAGTATCTTGTAACTTCTTTCCGTATTCGGATCGGGCTTGTTCAAATTCCATACTTAGGAGGAATCTACGATTTGCCCCCTCGCCTACCATAATCGGATCTCCAACCTTGAGGTCGGGATATCTAGATTTATTCTGCTGGGTCACTCGTTGGACGAATATACCAGGCTTTCCGATGACTGGGTTGCCAATCAGAAGGTCGATAAATTTACGCTTTCCACCTGTCTGTTCTAAGTAGTGGGTAAACTCATGGGCAAGTAATGGTTCGATTGCTCGGGGAGAATCTACATTTATAACGATGTCACCAGTTACCCGATCAAAATATCCGCCCTCTCCGTCTTTTCCATTACTTACATATTCGATAGCTAGACTGGGATTCGCCACAATCTTATTTGCGACTGCCATCTGAACATCTCGATTTAATTTATTAAAAGATTCCTTTTGCCCAGCTGGAAGGTAGTTCTCTGCATAGTGGTATAAATCACCATATCGGGCTTCCATGTGATTGATCGGACCATTAAATCGTGCGACCTCTCCACCTACTGCACCAGCAGAACCAAAGAGCATACCCGCCCCTATTCCACCATAAAATGCTTCGGGCATATCCATCCCGCCACTTGCCGCGAGGCCGAAGGCTCCGCCAACCGCGCCACCCGCTCCAACTCCTTTTGCCATTCTGCCGGTAGATTCGACATAGCGACCTAATCCTGATCGGTCTAAAAAGTTTACTGTTGCCTGTCCACCTGGTGACATATTGCCGAATGCTTGAGGACCGCCCATTCTGCTTAATACTTTACCTTCTGCCGCTCCCGTTACTTGTCGGGCAACTGATTCAACCGGTACTAATGCAGTCCGATCTATTAGCTGGGTAGTCATCTTCTCAGCATCCTTCGATGCGAGTCTCGTGAAGAAAGGTAAATCGCTTGCTGGCTTCATAGCTTCCCGCCCAAGGATTGCTGTATTTCTACCAAATCGAGCGAGGAATTGTGGTCCGAGTAATGCACCAACTGCTCCGCCTAGTTTTCCGAGTTCACTATCAGTAAACTCTCCAGTAAGAGAATATCCGCCGTACCCTACTCCTCCCATTACTCCGCTTTTTATTAATGCGTTTGCCTGTTGCTCGGTCACTTCCATACCCACTTTATCGCCCGCCTTCATAAGCATATTTATGGCGGTTTCTTGCGGAAGTGTTTTTATGAACTGTAAAGCATTACCTAAATATTCTATCGGTTTTCCAATTGCGATAAGCCCAGCCCCTCCCACTTTATTGGTGAGGTTGAGAGGTTGTTTAATTGGAACTTCTTTCAGAGCATCATTAAGAAAGTCTTTTAAAGGGTTTCCCATTGGTAAATCGGATGCGAGTTGTGTCAGTGCCATATCCCGCTTGGCCGCTAATGGTTTTAACTTAGCCTTGTTTTCGGCAATCTTTTCAGTGACCTCGGTTAAACCTTTTTCTAGTCTCGCTTTTACGGGTGCTTGTTTAATTGCCAGTCTTCGACTCTTTATAGAGTTATCCCCTACCCTCGACAACGCCTTAGTCATATCATCCTGTAGTTTGGCAAGTTGCAGAGTCTCATTAATTAAAACCTTTTCTGCACCCTTTAATGTAGCTCGGCCTGTGCCTGTTGCCATTTTAAATGCCGCACCCATTGGGATAAAGTTTGTAGGGTCTGATGGTAACGATCCGCCTCTTGCCGCTTTCATGTCGGGTGTGACTTGCTGAGAACGAATAACTTGTCTCTCTTCTTCGGACATACCAAGAGTTAAAAACTCGGGTGACATACCAAGAAATCCTTCGGTTACCATTTCAGCGGCCTTACCCTGGCGTTGCTGTTCGAGGTCTGCCTGAGTCTTAAAAAATTCATACGATGAACGAAGATCCTCTTCTGTCTCCGCATCGCCAAATACTTTATCAACCCCTCGGGATATACCCGCTCCGATTGATTTGTAATCGAGTTCGAGGTTTCCAATAGTCTGCAAGGTTGTAGCCTTTGCCTTTGTTTTTACCTTCCCAAGTGGTTTATAGGTATCACTTACCTTATCGAGAAATAAAAAGTTTGAGGCTAACCGCATCGGTAATGTCTTTGCCCAATGACCTAAGTCTGATGCCATCCCCGAAACTCCCTCGGTAACCATTTCCGTTGCTGTCTTGCCCGAATCAAATGCACCGGCTTTTCTGAACATTTTAAATGTCTCAAAGTCCGATGTCATTTCTTGCATCGTAGGCTCTCGGATTTCAGGAGTAATATACTGAAGATCCTCCTCGGTTGCCGGCACTAAGCCAGGAGATTGAGGTTCGGGATTTAAATACTGCAAATCCTCCTCGGTTGCGGGGATAAGGCTAAGAGTTTGCTCGTCCATTATTGGGCGGGTTGTACGAATATTTTTCCGTTAACTTCGATAAGTTTATCGCCATTAGGCTTAGTACCTACCACTTTACCATTTACATTTCCTTGGGGTGACCTGAAAGGTTGCTGTTCTGATGTTTCCCCGGCAATAGGCGAAAGGATTTCTGACAGATCATTATCAAGCATATAATCCTCAAGTTTATTTCTTTGTTCAGTAATAGAAACCCCGTCTCGCCTCATTTTTTGGATAAACTTAACCTTTTCTTTATCTCTTTCAGCTTTCTTTATAACATAATTTAAAAGAGTTTTATTCGCTTCAGGTGTCATCTGTAAACCGGGAGAAATCTTCGCAAATATATCCATCTCTTTTTCTGAGATTGAACCCTTCGTATTACTGATATTTTCAAATAAGAATTTCCCGACTTCTGCTCGAAAGTTTTGAGTATTTGAAACCTTGTCCATAGTTTCCTTATCGATGGGGATTCCCAAACTATCAAGCATTGCAATTGCATTGGTTTTTAATTCAGAAATACCTCCAGTCTCTAAATCACCTTTTTCAAGTAAAGTTAATGCTCGTGTTGCGGGTCTTATTGATTTAGCAGAATCTAAAGCACTATTCCTCTGAGCGTTTACAAACTCATTTGCATTATCGACTGACAATGTTTTAGCCCTTGCATCGGCTTGCTGTTCAGGAGTTGCAAACATCCCCGAAGGTTTAGGCGGACCGAAGTTCCTTATCGGATTGCCCGCACTATCAACTCCGACTTGCTGAAATCCTCCCTGTCCGTCTTCCATATTAACAACCCTCGATATAGATGGAGCATCCTTCTGCCTAGCTTGCATGAAATTCAATGCCAATTGCTGAACCTCGGGGGATTTATCCGCAAACTGCTGGGCAAATCGATTGCCAGTCATATCCATAACAGGTTCGGTCTGTTGGAACTCGGGATTCTGTAAAGTCTCTTGGATAAATGCATTTGTGCGAGGGTCTTCGGGAGCGGCAAATGCTTGGTAGTTTGCCACTGTTTCCTGTCCAGCCTCGTTCAATTCTCCAGTCGGGGCAGAAGAGAAATATTCGCTTAAAAAATCACCTTTTGCTTGCTTATCCTCTCGAATCTCATCCTGTTGAGTCCTGAATAATTCTTCCTTCATATCCATCTCACGATTCTTTTGGAATGCTTGCGAGGCGGAGCTTCTTTGTTGGGCGGCTAATTTTTGGGCTTCCATTTTTAGGCGGTTGCCTTCGATCTTCATCTGCTGTTCAGCACCTTTTTTCCGTTGGTACTCTTTTTGCAAAAATGGATTCTTTGCGATTGCCTTGGCATCTTTTTCGGAGACTCCCTGGTTCATCAGATAGCCCGTCATTTCTTCTGCCCGTGCTCGCTTTTCCTGTCCCTCAATGAATCCTTTCGCTACCTGGTTAAGAGCATTGCCGAATGCTTTATTTGCATTTGCATTAGCCTGTCCCGCCCTTTCATAGGCAGAGGTATCGATTCTCATTAAGCCCGCCTGAACTGTATCTCCTATTGCCATAATTTTATCCTCTGCTTAGAAAGCCACCGCCTAATGTCCCAATCGCACCAAATAAACCCTGTGCCATTCCACTCGCCGCATTCTCTCGGGCGGCATAATTAGCCGAGTCGTAGTTCGCTTTATTGGCATAACCTTGCATACCAATATTTACTCCCGCATCGGGATTTATCCGAGTTACTGATTCCTGTGGCATTCCGAAAAGTGCGGACCTTTCGCCAAATCCTTGGGCGGTATAATTCTGTCCACCTCGGAGCATAGCCAGTGGATCGACTGATGTCTGCCTATTTAAATTCGATGCATAAGATCCAAGGCTTTGTGCTTGTTGGCGATTCTGTCCGATAATATCTCTTAAATAATCCTCTCGGCTCATGGCTTCAGCGGCAATGCCCGCATTATCCATTCCCCTACCCCGTGCGACTAATCCTTCACGAGCGGACTGAGTAGCCCGCCTTCGCATCTCGGGCGATAGGTCAGTCATCTGTGCTTCATTGAAAGCCTGATCGGCTAACTGGTTAGCTTGCTGTGTACGAGCTTGCATGAGTGGATCGGATGCACGGTATGCCTCGTTCATGTCCGCACCAAATCGACCCATCATGGAAATATCTGATCCAGCCTGTCTTTCCGCCATCCTTGCACCAAAATCCTGTGATCGAATAGCATTCGATTCTGCCAAGCTTGCCATGGGATCGGCGGCCCGTTTAGCGAGTCCCATCTGTAAATCCTGATATTGAGGATCGTACTTTTGGCGAACTCCTAAAAGCTGATCTTGAAGTCCCGAGTCGGCCATTGCTCCGACATAATCTTGGGCAGATTTACCAACATTAAATTCGGGTAAGGGAGGGGGAGCTTTTCCACCTCCAAAGAGTTTTTGTAAGAAGAAGGAAGGAACTCCCGAGGAGTTAACTGGTTCACCCGCTCCACCGGCATCCTTGAGCATTTGTGCCTCTTCTTGATTAATGTACGCTAATCCTTCACCTTCCGGTGCGGCATTATTTAGAACCATAGCCGCTTGTTTAAGCGGATCTTCGGGGGCATATGAAACTACTCCATCTTTTGTCATTTTACCTGATGCTCCCGACTGCATTAAAAGTTCCCGTTCGATTGGATTAATGTAGGCTAAAGATTCGCCGTCAGGAGATTGGCTTGCTAAATATTTAATTACCTGGTCCTGGGAAATATTTTGATTGAAACCATCGGGATTGGTGTCAGCGAATTGCGTAGGATTTCCCCGTCTGAGCATCATCGCATGGGTATCGCCATAAGTTGGGTGTAGCGGATCTTGCGATTTCAAAACTTGAGTTGGGGAAATTTGTGCATCCCTGACAGCTTGAAGTCGATATTCTGCCTCTTCGGCAATTTCCTCTTCCGATGGGCCGATTAATTTTTTTATGAAGTCCATATTAAGTCTTAATTATGTAATTTAAAATGATGGTGGGCTGAACATTGTTGTGTGCTCCGCCTCCTCCTGTTGATGTTGCACCACTAGCATAAGTCGCAGTTGTCGGACTTGCTAAGTCTGAGCCTTTTGGGACATTTCCAGCCACTCCAACAGCCGAGTTATTAGCAAAGCCCGTAGTGACTCCGTGGGTATGGGCGGGCAATTCCGAGGTTGCTAGGGTGTGCGTTTCTGCACCGCCTGATCCGCCTAAAACATCTCCGTCAACTCCACCAGTTAAACCGGTTAATCGATTGGCAGAAGAACCTCCCATATCGTCCTGTCCGGCAATCACTCGGCCTCGTAGGTCGGGGATGTTATAAGTCGATGAACCATCGCCCGATCCGTAGGTCGTAGCTAATACACCAAACAAAGTCGAATAAGTAGAGCGTGAAATTGCCGCACCATCGCAAAGTAAATACCCAGTCGGAGCAGATGATCCAGCAAAAGACATAATTGATCCTGTGGGCATTAAAACAGATACTGCCGCCGCATCGAGCTTGGCGGAGGTTACTGCTCCATCTTGAATCTTGGCAGTAATTACTGCATCTGTTGCAAGCTGAGTCGCTGTGATTCCGGCATCTTTAACTTTTAATTTACTTGAACCTAGAGTAAGGGTCGAATTGTCAGTAGTCGAGGCGGCCGAAGTAAAAGTCGCTTGACCAATTATGTCGTTTAATTTCTGAGCGGTTACCTGGTCACCACTGCTAAAACTTTGTCCTGTGCTTAATACTGCCATAATGTTTCTCCTATGAAATTGAAGTCGTACTTCTGTCTGTTACTCGGGCATCGATCTTAACTGCCCGTAAAAATGGTCTGCCCGCTGTGGGCTTAAAGTCTGTTTGGATTCCAAATCCCCTTTTTCTTACTCCTAATCGGATGGAAGAATCTTCGCTTGCCGGTAATGTCGAACCTATTAAACTAGATATCGATGTGGCCGAGGATGTTGAGTCGGGATCTTCTGTTATAAAACTGATATCACCATCGGATAATCCATCGTCTGAGCTTTTTATATGTAGCTCGGAACGGGCGAACATTTTCCTGTCAGCAGTATCGGCATCATATTGTCGGGTTGTGCATTGAGAAACGACTGCTATGGTCTCGGGGACCGCCTGACCGGCAGTCATACTTACCACATCCCCGCCATCTGCTCCATCGACTTTATGAATGCCTCCCTCTTCTGTGGTCAGATAAAGGGCATTTTGTGAACCCTCTTTGCCGACTATTAATTCACGAATTGCAAACTCGGTAGAGTTAACTGTGTCGATGCTTTCAAAGCCTCCGTTAAGGAAGCTGTACACGATTATAGTGTTAAGCTTAGTTGCATCTCCCCCGCCTGGAACAATGTCTAATGGTAAGGCCAGCCAGTAACGATTATCGAAGTAAACTCCGCAAGACAGATGAACATAATCCTGATTAATTCGGTCGATAAAGGGCTGGATGGTTTCCGAGATTGGAGTGCCTGTTCCTCGTAAATTATATTCATCGAGGAACTCGACCGCATAAATTCCTTGGTCGGATAAAAACATTATCTGATTGGCTACTTGGACAACTGATTTCCTTGCCGAGCATCCAATTTCTGTGGTTACCACATTAGTGGAAACATCGGCAAGAGATCCGCTAATCCCACTCATCAGATGGATTGATTTGCGATTAAATACTACAAGAGAATCCTTAGTGAATGGAGTAAGCTGGACCAAGTAATCGCTTTGCCCGGCGGATGGTCTAAACTGATTGCCAATCACATCCACGGTATCGAAATCCATTATATCAGATGCTACAATTTCATCCCTTATTCCTCGGTCCGTAGGATTAGTTTCCGAGGTGTACCAGTAAGGCATCCAAAGCCTTCGTTCGTGAACGATTCCCCAAGGTGCGGCGGGTTGGTGGATGTAGCCTTTTCCGACTGCTAGTGGTTTATTAACTGTTAAAGTTTTAGACTGCCCGATTGAGACATTTGCGACTTCTAAGTTAAAAGTAAATTGATTGACTGTGGGTGCTCCCGTAACTCTGACTTTTTGATCGGCAAATAGATCAAATGGGCTTGTACCTGACTGGATGGTTAAATCATCCCCAGCGGATAGTCCGTGGGAAGTGATGTCCATCGTTACCACTCCATCCTGTGCCACGGTTGTCGTATCAGTCAGATAAACCGGTGCAGTATAAGTTCCGTTTGCCACTTTACTGAAGTCCGAGAAATATTCCACCTGTGCGCCGGAAACATTGAAGGTCGTATTTTGGCTCGTTGCCATTGTGACGGTAAACTGATTTGTCGATGCAGTGGCCACTTGGTAACAATCATTTGGATTATTAGTCCAATTCCCTAGACCGGTTAAAGTAACATAATCATTAGCCGAGCGGCCATGTGCCGTGGCATTTACTGTTATTGTCTGCCCACTTTGTGATGCAGATGAGATATCCACTCGCTGAACCTCGGGGCTAGCCTCGAGAGTTGTCTGACGAGTCCTAAAGATATACATCTTCCCGAGTCCCTGAGTCATCTGAACCGGTCCATCGACTGACTCTCCTCCCGCTTCATACCGACACTTAAAAAGTGCAGAGTCTTTCAGACGCAGAATGATACAGGTGGTATCTGTGGCGGTAAAAATATAGTCATCATTATTCGATGTGGCATCAGAGAAAACTGCCGATCCGAAGACTTCGTTTACTCCGTTATCGTTGAGGGTAAAATTTAAAGTTGTACCTATGGATGTGCCAGCAGATACGACTGAAGTATTACCGACATTTTCGCCATTAACCGTAAAAGTGGTATCAGATCCGGTATTACTAAAAGTTAGTGTCTTAGTCGTAAAATTGACCGAGGCTAAGGTTTGAGTGCCGTTTACTGAAGTATCTAAATCATCTATATGAAAAGAATCGCCAGGTATAAAGGAGAGAGATGGAGTAGCATTTAAAACTAAGGTTACCACATTGCTCTGCCTCTGAGCCGATAAAATAATGTAAGGCAACCGGATCGCATTTGTCCCCGAAGTGATTGAGCCAAACAGAGTCGATAACCCTTTGCGAGTCTGCCAAGTTCCATCCTTATTCATTCGACCATTCTTCGACAAAGCTACCTCACCAGGCTTCAACTGGTTAGGCCGTAGACGGGCATTCATCCGCAGAAAAAAAGTATCCCCTTCCGATGTGAATGGATCGTCTAACTTGCCGTATGAACGATACCGGCTCACTTCGTTTTTACCTCCTGGTAAATTTTTACCGCCATATAAATGATGGTCATCCCGCCGGCGATGATGCCGATAAGCTCATGAAAAGATCCGCTTAAACTGGCAAGCGATCCACCAAACCCAGCTAATGCGGTTCGGTCCATTAGAAAAGCCAATCGAGGATTATAATGCCAACGACAAGGCCAGCTAAAACAGTAAACATCTTTGCTTTTGTTGAAAGTGTTGAGAATTGATCTGCTAATAATTTAAGATTTTTCACGGGAAGGAGGTTTTACGGGAAAGGGTGCGCGGGTCTGATGTTTGATTGCTTCGGTTTGAGAGCATTGACGGGCAGTTCTTTTTGCTACGAAAATGGGGATACCCAAGTACCCTCCGAGCAGTATTGCCGCTCCGATTAAAATCTTTTTTATGTACGATGTGAATGCCTCGAATCCTGTCTTATGTTCCTCCATACCTTGAGCAACCAAGGCAGATACATCACCATGACTTAACGCCTCTATGGTTTCTTCTGCTTCGATTAGGGCATCTTTGTTTTTTAATGCTTCTCCAGCAAGTACGCCAGCACCAGCAGAGAGTCCACCAACTACAGGGCCACCCGCAAGCGTTCCGGCACTTCCGCCAATCACTCCGCCCAAGGTTGGGTAGACAGAGCGAAAATTGCACCCTGTGAGGCATATCGCCAATAATAGTATGGCGGTGTAAATCATTCGCCAGGAGGAGTATCGCCAGCCCACTCAGCAGTTGCTAGAATTGTAAGTATTTCAGAATGCGTGTATTGCGTTTTGCCTTCTAAAAAACTTGGTGTATCCCCATCAAATTTGAGTACAACTTTTGTTCGGGCGATATTATACAAAAGCGTGTTAGCCGAAGTTTCTAATACTTCACTAAAATCAACTTCTGAAATTTCTGAAGATTCAATTATTACATAATTTTTCATAATTTTATTAGCTAGGTACACTAGTGTCTTGTAAGTTTACTCCATTGGCGGCTTCTAAAGCTTCGCTCCCAATTTGGTCAGTAATCGTAGTTCCAGAGAACCCGTCTCCCATTCTCCACAATCCTGTCGCATTGTACCCACTAGAAACATCGATAGGTACGCCACTGTTATACATAGCAGTAACTTGTGTGGAGGTTAATCCTGTGCTATGGAAACTTATTTCATCCATTAATCCGTCAAAGTTATAACCTGGACCACTGTAACCGAAGTTTCCAATATCAAGTGCAGTTGAGTTACTAATGCTACTTTCTTCAGTGCCATTAATATAGACTTTTTGCGTGCCACTTGTCCTTTCTATAACGAGGTGATACCAATTATTTATTGAGTAGGCTGATGTTATATCAACTTGAGTACCCCAACTTTTTAGAGTAAGAGTACCGCCAAGAATGTATGCTCGACCAGATGCCCCTTTGAATAAAAAATCTTGAGAAGTGGATTGAGGGTAAAACCACAGCGACAAAGCTAAGTCAGTTGTGCCCAAAGTTATATAGCGATTAGTTGCGGAAGTGCCGAAATGTAAATGGTCATCAACTCCATCAAAATCTGCTGAATAAGTATTTAAAAAAGGTGCTTTGTCGGAGTCCCCTGTAATATAATAACTATCGGTTGCTATTGGTACTATTTTAATGACTCCGTATTGTCCAATCGTTGCAACCCCTAAATTATATCCAACAGCACTAACTCCTGACCCCGCTAATATAACTACCCTACCTACACCCTTTTGTACGACTTCGCAGTTAAAACCACTTCCTAAACTTGCTGGTATGGTTATGTATGCAGTACTTGATTCATTAACCACTATAACCTTTCCATTTTCGGAAGCAGTGAGAGTAAAAGCTAGAGGTGTTCCTGAAAAAGTAGGTGTGGTTATGCTAAGAGACGGACTTGAAGCTGGCAAGTTAGTTAACTGTGATCCGTTAACTGCGGGTAATCCTGTCGAATCTAGTACGACTACATTCCCATTTGATGTCCCTGTGTTTGCGACTGCCGCAGTACCAAGTCCAAGATTTGTCCGACTCGTTCCGGCATTCGCAACATCAGATAAATTATTGCTTGCGAGTAAATCACCTTGTGGGGCGGCCGCTACCAGATTGGCAACTGTGACTTTTTTAGTAGTACCTTGTGCCGAGCCGGTGGTGTCCGAGACATCGGTGATTGGAATGATATCTGCGGTATTAGGTGTACCGCCGAGAGATGAAAGTGAACTAATGCGCCGATTTGCCATAATATTTTTCCTTAATCAAATGCTAAAATGTTTCCGTCTTCTGTGTTTAAATAGGGTCCGCTTTCTGCTTGAATCGCACCATCGACTCCGATGGGGGGGATGTGCGAATCTGCATCCGCCTCCCCGATCATTAAGCCTAGTGCGAGATCCGGCATCGCTTATCCCTTATAGAGAATGCAAGCTCCCGAAGTGAGCGAAACCGATGTGCAAGGTACATACAGAACTTGCCCGGCGGCGAAGGTAACTGCATCAGAGATTAAGTCCGCTGAGTCATCCATTTTGCCGACTAAAGCGGCCAAGACCGAGTCCTCGGTAAATTGGATCGCTGTCCATCCCGCTGTGCCGTTTGTGTGGCTGGCTGTATCATTTACATAGGCACACCCATTGGCTCCCATACTGTTGTTTACATTAATTGCTGAGATTCCCATAATATTATACTGTTGTTAAAATGTTAACTCCGAAGCTGTAGCTCGGATATGTGTTGACCGATATTTTATTCATTCCTTCAAGGCGTTCGACTCGGTCGATTTCGAGTGCCAAGGTTTCTTCAGCTAATGCCTCTTGTTGCATTGATTTCTCCAACTGGCCGTCTGATTTGTACCAGTCAGAAATTGTAGCTAAAAGTAAGTACCTCTCCAAGAATCTTGGAAGGTCAGGATCTCCCGACTCGCCATAGCTTGAAGGAGTTACCTGGTTGCCCATTACAAAGACTGAACTTTGAGACGAATTGGCGGGTAATACTAAATACCCATTGATTAAATTGTAATCCAACTTGAATGCTGTGCGATCTGATAATGGATTCTTATCAAAGACCGAAAACACATCCATTAAATTTGCATCGTTGTCGATTTGAACCGCTTTGTCTGCAACTATGGGCGAGGTGACGGCGGCAACAGTCTTTTCGACTACTGTCAAAAGCTCAGGCCACTGTGCGCGGGTCCATGCTCCTTTTACTCGGTCGTTTAACGAGTTTTTGAATGCTGTTTCTTCTACCGATAATAATGTATCCACCCCGATGGCCGAGGTGAATCGATTTTTAAGTTCGGTGTAGGTTACAGTTCTCAAGATCCGATTACCGTTTCGGGGTTGGCTTTTGCGAAGTCTTTAGAATATTGAGGATCGGACATACATCCTGGTCTTTCCTGTTCATGCCTCATGTAAGTAGATAAATCTACGGACCGGACGGCTCGGAGGTTCTTACCCCCGCCGACAGATTGGCCGTATTTACGAGCGGCTAATGCTCTTTGCTTATAACCCGCTTTTTCTTGTGCGGCTTGTCGGTCAACTTTCTTGGCTAAATACTGAGCCATTTCTTCGCCCGACATTCCACTTCTCTTACCACCTTTTACTATTATATTGAGACTCATATTTTAAAGAAAAAAGGGAGGCCGGCCACTACCAACCGGCCTCCCTAAATAACAATAATAAACCAACCTAAACTATTGAACCAAGTGCGCGTGGATTGCTGACACGAATTGTAGCCATACACTCTGTGAATGCGCGTTTTCCAGCACCGCCGTCAGGAAGATCCTGAACAGTCATGCCTTCCAAGAATTTCAAGGAAACCGTGTCATCAGATGGAAGGAGATATCCTCGATCTGTATTAACAGTTCCAAGTGCTGTACTTGTTCCGCTTGCTCCAGCATCCCTTCTACCATTCCAAAGAGTAGGAATGATATCAACAACCCCATAGTCCGAAATGTACTGGACTACTGATAATTTCAAGATACCATCCTTAACATCCTGGTTGAAGTTAAAGTCACTGTTTGCAGTGGTGGATCTTGTGTAGTCAGTAATTTTATTTACGACTGATGGGCCTCCAAAAAGTTTGAAAGAGCCTTTAGAACCGGCGGCAGTGTAAACAGCTTGAAGGAGTCCACGGAAAGCAGATTCTGTCAAACTTGCAAGACTTACACGGGAGCCACTTACTGCACGGAAACCTTGCTTTAAGGATGTGTCGAAAGTGTTGCCGGTCGCAGTTGGGTCAGACCAAATTCCAAGTCCGCACATGGTAGCTCCAGCAGAACCTGAGCCAGCGGCTTGATCGTTGTTTGAAGCGATTGCCACTTCAAGGCTGTTCTTTAACTGAATTAAAGATTTTGCAGTTGAGGCCGCAAAGAGAGATCCACCAGGAGCAACATCAACCATTTCAGCCTGACGGGATACTGCGAAGATATCTCTAAGTGTTGCCACCCGGTTACCTAGGCGAGCGCGGCTATCAATTAAGTTAGCGGCATTCGACAGACTAATATCTACACCGTCTGCGTTTGTTGCGGCACTTGAACCAGCGGGATCAGCGAGTGAATCAACTAACCATTCATTAAGAGTCGCTTTGGGAGCGGCGGATTGAGAAATCGTGCTGTAAATTGGAGTCTCTTGTGGAGAAACCGTTTTCATCACATTTTCCAAATTTTCGCGTGAGCCCTTGGTACTCAACACGTTATACGAAGTTGCTATAGCCATTTTATATATTCCTTATTTTAAGATTTTTAAATTTTTTTAGTCCGCTAAGAATGCGGCGAGATCGTTGACCGAGAGATTTTTACGCTCCAAAATCTTTTGTTTATTTGCAGTCTGCCTAGAGGCTGAGGTTTGTACCGGTGGACTTGAATCGCCCATCGATGACGGAGGTGCTTTGGCTACCCTTTTGGCTTTAGGCTTGGCTGTCTTGGCCGCCTGGTCTTGCTTGATTGCTTCAACTCCTCTTACGAGTGTTGCGGCAACAAAATCACCATTGGGTAGGGATTTTAGAATGTCCGCATACTGACTTTTTATCTGACCTAAAACGGATCTCCGTTCTTCGGCGATGTCGGTATCGACTGTTTCTGAAATCCACGGGTGAGCATTAATCGTATCCTGTTGCCACTGAGCCGCTGATTGGAGATATTGCGCCCGTTCGGGTATTTTCTCCGTAAGATAATCTTCTGCTTGGGTGAGAATATTTCTGATATCTTCATCAGCAAATTCTTTCCCATCAGCTTCGACATAATCTTTCCCAATGTGCTGTAATGCCCATTTTTTGGCGGCAAGAGCTTCCTTCCGAAGAGTTTCCAACGATTGAAAATCTTGGACTTCTTCCAAAGCTGGCTGACTGGATTCCGATTGCTTCTGTGGATTTGTCTTTAGTGACTCGATTTGAGCTTGTAATGCTTCAGCTGTTTCTTCGGCTGACTTTGCTCGGGCGGTCAGTTTATTGACCTGTTTTAGCAATTTGCCGACAGCTTTGGGCGGTTCAGCTTCTTCCGATTCTGACTCCTCCTCTTCTGCTATCTCTTCCGTTTCCTCCTCCGATTCCTCGGTTTCGGTTGACTGTAAAAGAACATCTTCTTGGTCGGTTTCCGTATCTGTGGGCTGAGTCTCGGACTCGGCGGTCACCTCGGATTCCTCTTTCGCTTCACTCGTATCTACTTTGTCAACGAACGATGCCGTCAACTCTTCGAGAGTCGTGATGCTTTGCGTGTTTGTTTCTGCTCCCGAATCAGCCGGAGCCTCGCTTAATTCTGTATCTGCCATATTTTCTCTGCGTTTGGAAAGTTCGCACTCTTGCGTTTTCTGCGGACCGATATGGTTCGCCATTTCCAATTATGACAGGGGGGCGGATAAAATTTTCAGGCAGTTTTAAATATTTCCCAATTCTCCCGATATTTTTCGTGCTTGGCTTTGGAATTGGGGTTATGAGGGTACACCGCCACCGTTAATGCTCCATCGAGGGCCATGCATGGAATCAGATACCAGGTATTCATGTCTGCACAAAATATGGCCACTATATCGACTTTGGTGCAGTCGAGTGGGTGCTTTACCACCCGCCCAGTGGAAGTGGAAATTTTATATCGATTCTTATCCGACTCGTTTGACTTTTCAGTCCCTTTAATTTGAACATTAAAATTTTTACCCGCCGAATTTACTACGATGCAGTCTACCGGCAAATGATCCCCGAGGGGTATAAAAACTTCTAAGCCATTCTTTAAGGCTTCAGTAAAAAACGTTTGCTCGTAAATATAGCCTTTACGCTTCGTGTTCTTCGTCATCATCGAGGCTTATGTCGCACTCAAACTCGACCACCTCTTCATCCATCCATTCCTCTATATCGGAAAGAGCGATCTTGGCCATATCATGGTCCTCAATATCCGATTCCTCAAGCCAGCGATTAAGCAAAGCCCGATGCTCGTTTTTAAACTGCTGGTGGGGTGTCAGTTTCGGCATTTTCTAAGCTTTCTATAATTCTTGTAAGTCCAGCAATTTCACCCGACAGTCGGGCGAGTTTTTGCGGGTTATCGACATGGGTGTAGTCCTGAAAATCGACCAGGCATAAGTCCCGTTGTTCTTTAATAAAATCCTTTACGACCTTAAACTCGGTTTGGTCTCCAAGTCCGGCGATAGCATCTCCTAGTGTCATTTTTTCCTTCTTATTGGTTTAACTCTTCTACCCATGCCGACCTTCGATTTCTCCGCCTTCTTCTGTTTCAGTTGGCTTTTGCTCATCTCCGATTTTAACTTGGGTGTTTTACTCGAAACTCTCTTTGTTGGGCGGCAGTATTCATTCGCCTTACCCTGTCCGCATGGTTTTCCGGTCCGTGTATCTTTCCACTTCTCAGCACCCCATCTTTTTAATGAAGATCCAGCCGTAGACTTTCGAACTTGTCCCTTGGACTTCCGGCACTTGGCAATCTGTTGCGATGCTCGGGCAGATGGAAATACCTTTACCCGAGCCTTTACCTTTTTATAGCAAGCGTCCTTTGGCATCTTACCACTTCTTACAGGACCAATATCCCGCCGTTAGCTTCGATTTTTCCTCATCGCAACTGTGCCTTGCTCGAAAAGATTTACGGGCAGATGGGTTAGACTTTCTGATCTTCATCTTGGCATCCCCATAGCGAATTGTCTTCTGTTTACCACCTTCAGATGCTCGGACCACAAACTTCTTAACCCCATACCCAGCTTCACCCTTTCGGATTCTTCTCGGGCTGTTAACCTTACTTGGCCTTCCGAGTGCTTTTCTTGGCATAGCTTACCTTTTTACCCGATTTCTTAGCGGCGGCTTTAGCTTTAGCCATTCCTTTGGGCGTGTACGAATAATGTTTCTTTCCTACTTTTGGCATAATATATTTCCTTTTAATTAAGCGGCGGCTGAAGTACCCGGCACATTGCCGGGGGCAGTACCTAGCTGGCCAATTAGTGCGTTCCGATTCTGTGCTTCCATTTGTTCGAGCTGACCGGCATATGTCTGAAGTCTCTTCGCAAAGTTTTCATCCTCTTGCATACGATTTTGAACATCGGTCGCTGGCACTTCGGGAGTACCTTGCAAGTATTGCTGAAGAACTTGCAGACGAAGCTGGGAATTAACCCCTTGCTGTGGTGCATTAACCACTTGTCCCGAGAATATCTTAGCAATATCGGCAGAAGTTTCCTTAACCTCTTTGTCCGTTGCCTCTTCGGCTGGTGCAATCAATTGGCCGGCAAGATTAGGATCAATAGCCTCAAGAACTTTACGAAGATAAATGTCATACCGAGCTTGACCTTGTCTGTCGTACTGCGACATTAACTTACCAACTGTATCCAACTTCTGAAGAACCTTTTCCTCATCCTGGTTCATGCTGTTCCAAGTGATATTAAAATCGTAAACTTCGGCAGTCTCATCAAGCATGAGTTGAGCACCTTGCTCGTTATTCGTTACCCGAAACCATATCTGTGGACCGCCATAAGTCCTGTCTAGACACCATACCCGATTTAAAATCTGTTTGAATCCATTGAGCCATTGGTTGACGAGGTGCTGGCGGATGCTGTTTGCTTCAACTGCGTCTAATTCCGAGGTTGGGCGACCTGTGATCTTGTCCGCTATTTGGCGAATCTGCATTTCCACATCCATACTTGCCGGTGAATAGCGAGGGATTTCCATGAAACCAACTTCTCCCCTTCGGCGAACTGGAATCTGTGCGCCTGGACCAATACGATCAGGTTTGCGGCCTTGCAAATGTTCAACGGGAGGCAATGTACTCATTGAGGCACGGTCTCTTCGGGCATCCATTTCAGTCTTAACTGCAATCTGATAAGACTTTAAAAGTTCAGGGTAACCTCGGGAATCGAGTAGTCGGTGATTGAGGTTCTCTCTTGTGATACAGACGAATGGATATTTGCCCTCATCATATTCCATCGGACTATGAAAACCATGTCCTTCTGCTTCATCCGCCCAGCAAGTAATCGTGCAAATAGGTACATCGTCTTCATCGAGTTCCTTACGATAAGTTGTAATTACTCGAACCATACCTTCGTAATTCTGTGTGCCGTAAAAGTTGCCGGAGTCGTAAGACATTAAATCAGTCGAATAACTTTCGTCCGCATAAAAGCCTTTCGAGTTCTCAAGGACTTCTTCGATCCACTTTTTATCCCATCCCTCACTTACCTTCTGCATTAATGCTTCGGGGCTGTAGTAGTGGATGCAATGGATTGACCTGGCAGATTCTAAATCGATCACATTAGAATCGATGATTATTTCTCTTCCCAGTTCATAAGCCTTTATTGCTGGACGATTAACAACAGCTTTTTCAGTCGGGACTTTCGATACTCCTTTGCTCCGAAGTTCGCTAATCATCTTTCTGACTCTTCGCTTTTTCAGATTAGGGAATAACGGAAATAGCATCTCTTCGACTCCCTCCTTCATCTCGGGATCTTGAATAGCCATTGCCAGCTCGGGACTCATTTGAGCAATCTCTTCGAGGCTGATATCCTTAAATACCCGAGTAGTTTCCCGCTTCCAGTAAGTGCCGAAAAATGTAATTCCGTTCTGTAATAAATAGTTTGCTCCGATGGCGGCTTCCCGTGGAAGTTCCGTCATTGAATTCATCCGCCACTTCAAAAATTCACTCACCATCTTTGCACTGCCAATGTCGCCACTTTCGACGGGAGCGGCTACGAGGTTAGCCTGTGATAATGATTGAGAAAGTAGGGCTACATCTCCATCAATCAACGGATTAACCAAGTTTGGATCTAAATCAGATGCCCCATCGAATGGAAATGCCTCCGGTCCATTCTTCTTGCCTGACTCGTCCTTACCAGCCCATTCGTTAAACCTACATTCCCTACCCTGTTCGGCTTTATCCATCCAAAAGCTCAAGTCTGCTTTCGCATCATCGAACTCCTTTTTGATGGCATCTACATCCGGTCCTTTTTCGCTAAATTCCTGTATTTCCATTTTCAACCCCACATTCTAACATTATTAATTTAAGTTTTTTCAGTGCCTCCTTTTCCACCCGATGGACAGTTACGAGTGGCACTCCGATAAATTCGCTAATCTCCTTCAGCGTGAAATTATTAGGCTCACGCCCAGCCTCAAATGCCGCCAAGCCCTCCTCAACCACCATTTCACGCAACATCAGATCAATCCGCTTGTCCGTCTGCTCAGGCGATTCGATACAAATCATCTTCCCCTTCAATCTTTTTGACATAGACTTCCGATTTTGGAGGGTGATTGGCTTCCGGTCTCTTGACACATCGAGCAATCCCTTCCCGATCATCGAAATGGATGAGCATAAGGCGGGGATTGGGGACGAGTTTGAGTACCCTCGCCTTTTCAATCTGTTTTGCCGGTGGAGCGGGTAAAGCCACTTCCCCATCCGAATCCTCTACCCATATCCCCCGACAGGTAGAACGAGGGATGTCCAACTGCTTACTGATCTTTGGCCAACTTAATCCAGTCTTTCGCAGAATCACCACCTGGTCCCTCTGCATTTTAGTCCATTTTTTTACTTTTCCCATAATTAATATCCCCCTCCGCCTGTTGATACCATTTCCTCCTCACTGAAATACTCGAAGTTCCCGATGCAAAAATATCTACAGACATCAACAAAATCTTTTGGGGCGGCCTTTAAATCACCAGGTACATAAGCTTGCAGACAACTTATTAGATTTTGGCATTCATCCGAAAACATCAATTTGGGCTTATTATCCAAATCCATCTCTTTTTCCCGATCCCATGCGAGTAAATTGTTTATTGCCTGTAATCCTGTCTCGATATCGAGGGCTTCTGCCGGTTGAACGATGATATCTTCATCAGCTAAATCATCGATTATGTTGGAAGATCCTTCCGCCTTCTGATAGCTCGCCGCTCCTAAACGGGGGTCGATTATGCGGATGACCTCACTATCCCCGCAAATCTTCTCCATTCGTCTGATCTCATCGGCATAATCCCGTAAGCCGTACCCGTTCGGTTGGGCAGCCTCGCCAGCGGATAATTTGTCCTTCGTTAAGTCAATCCATCCACCCCAGGTATCGAAGTCAGGAAATTCCTTTACCGCCCAGGCTACCCCGTGAGGATCGATGGCAAATAGGACCATTGTCCAAGGCTTCGCTCCCGCCGGATCAATCGATAATACCCAATTGGCATCCGTAAAATCAGGGAGTTTTTCCGATTGGACGAAGTTTTTATCGGTTAAATTGGGAAAGATTGCCCGACTTTGACGCACAGGGACTCCATACGCACGGCAAAGGATAGTTTCCCGCTTCTCCCCTTCTAATTGATTCTTCATCGCCGCCCAGCCTCCAAAGGGATTCGCCGCTGTGTGGAAATAAACCACTGAACTGGCTTTGCGGATGGGCTGTTGAACGAGGGGGACTTCTTCGCCGTTTAATAGGTCCGCCTTCGTTGATTCGACTGTTCTTGCTCCTGTTAGCATACTCTTAACGACCGAGTTCCATCCGTCTACTGCAGTGAAGGAAATTAAGCCACTTGCCGGGCGAACTACTCCATCATGTGGACTTTCATGCGACCTTGTCACACATCTAAATCTGAGCGTATTCACCCAAGACATTGGCACAAGCTCGTCAGCCCAAAATCCAATGTTGTGGGTGCCGGTTGCCGGTGGAGACGGACATCCGATTTCTCCACCTTCGATTGTGCTGATGTCCTGGCTCCAATTTCTAAAGATACACTCGGATCGATTAGGCAAAGTAAACTTTGAGGCCGTAAATCCATTACGAAGTGAATACATGACATATCCAACCTTACCTCTGCCTAACGATTTTAACTCTTTTGGGAGGTATTTAAATACGAGTTTCTGCTGAAATTGGATCGAATTTGCCGATGTTTCTGTTAAGCACCAAATAATTGTGCCGGGATTTTCGACTAAAGTCTGAACCACTCTCTTCGCACAAAGCTCGGACTTTCCAGCCCTATTCCCTCCCATAAGCAGAATTTCCGAGTGAGTCTTTAGTTCCTTATCCGCTAATTTCCAAGTATCCAGTTCAAAGCCAAATCTATAAGGATCATCCTTTTCGAGCTTGATCGCTTCCTCCCTTTTCTCCCAATATGCGAGGATTGACTCGGGAGTCATGGACAGCATCTCTGATTTTGTCAGAGGCGGTAAGGCGGGGTGCGGTGTCCAAGTAAGTGGCATTAGTCCGAGTGTACCATTTTTCAAGGCTGGTGGTACGCAATTGATGGAAATTAGTGAAATTTTGTTCGGACATACTGATTACCAAGCACTTACGAGGAGTGGATTATCGATATCGATTAATCGTACCTTGCGTAAATGCGTTCGGGAGAAAAAAGCTTCGGAGGCGGGCAATTGGTGGAAATTTTTTTATGGGACACAATCGGTCTCGGTGATCGGCGGGCCGCCAAATCCGACCCCCCTCCCCCCCTGTTGGGGTTAACCGATTAAATTACACAACTTGCACGATCCTAGCCGTTTTGCGTAAGTAGTTGATTTACAAGGTACTTAATATTTAAACTAATTTCGTAGAATAATGATTATGTCTAATTGTACTTGCCAAATCCCTTATTGATAATTCATTATCAATTGCTTGCACCGATAGAAATGCCTACCGAAAAAAAGAGGATAACGATTGAAGCTGATAACCTTCCGGCTAACCTGACAGTCGAGGAGACTTGTCCATCAGTCTACACCGCTCAAGGTTTATTCGACAAGAGACCAGGAGACTATGCCAAGCTGGTTCAAATGCTTACCGATGGAATACCGGTCACTCGGATCAAGAAGGAACTGAAGGTATCCCACAATACTATCGCTGTGGTTCGGTCTCGAGAGAAAGAGGTAATCGAAGCCTCGAAGAAAGTAATGAGAGGATTGATCGGCCATGCTTCACAGCTTGCAGTCGAAAAGATGATCGAGAAGCTGGACAACGATGAAATACCAAACGGAGTCCTACCCATCGCTACCGGCATTCTAATCGACAAGCATCGCCAGTATGAAGGTGAACCGACTCAGACTATCGAAGTGAAGAAATCTTTATCCCTGGATGAGATCCGAGCCGAGTTGGCGAATCTGAAAGATGAGAAAGTGGTTGAAGCTGAGATTACTGATGTGGAATCGTAATTTTTTTCGTCCCCTAGCTCGTTAATTATTAGCCACTTACAACATTATTAAAAATAAATGTAAAATATATCTTGCTTTTATGTATAGATAAGCTAGATTGAGGGTCTACAGTTTAACTTTAACCCAACAAAAAGAGACCAACCACATGAACGATACAAAAAAACAATTCATCTACAAAGGTTACACCTTCAACTATCACCTTGAGAGCGATCCATCCTTCACATGGACAATCGTTACTCTTAACAACAACTCTGTTTATCACGGAAAGAATTTTGAAATAGTAGGCGATGGTCTTGCTGAAGCGAAGTGGTTAGCTACTCGAAAACTTAACGAAATTATTTCCAACTAAAGGAGACTGACCACATGAACATTTACGATCAATTCACATACAATAATAAACACAAGTGCGGAGAGAGAGGGCTTTATATTGATGGGAAATTTATATTGTCATCAAAATCCTCCACCAATGCTCTTTGGTTGTTCGCAATAGAAAACGGTGCAAAGCCAGATTTAGTAAGGATAGAGTTTCGATCAGCATAAGGAGACCAAAACATGAGTAAATCCACATCTAAAGACTATCAGCTTAATGTTAACCTATTCACCGCACTTCTAGATGGTACATTTGAGAAGGTTGTGAAGCAGAAGAAAGTTAAAAAGGTAAAGAAATGAACGATGACAATTATTACACCTGTCCGATCTGCCAGCTAGTCTGCCATATCGATGACACAGAGGCTTGTACTTGCTTTCATACCGAAAACGATATTGAAGACCAAGATGAGTGCTAATTGGGAAGTAGCAGAAGCAAAAAAGGCCGCAAAGGTTTTTAGGTCTTTTAAAATTAAATGTCGTGTTATCGTTTGCAAGCACTACTCATCGTACTTGAGGGTTTATGATGATACTGCTAATGATTTTTCGGAACGATACAATAAAGCAAAAAAGAACTGCAATGAAATGGGTATAGAAGCATGGATAGTATGACCAACCGAATGCTTAAAACTTTACGAGCACTTACAAGATTATTAAAAATAAATGTAAAATATATCTTGCTTTTATGTATAGATAAGCTAGATTAAGGGTATGAACAGACCGACTTTAAAGAGATCAACTAACCCTTCGGTTAATACTCGAAGACGCAGAAAGTATTATATTGAGCTTCGAGATTATTATTCCGATATTTATGATAATGCTAAATCCGATTCGGAAAAAGCTGAAGCGCTAGAATCTTTAAACGCTACTCAGGCTAAACTCGACAGGCTCATTTCAAATATAATTGCTAGAATGCCTAAAAGGAAACCTTTACTGTGACCGATAAAAAACAATGGGGCGGTAAGCGTCCAAACCAAACAGGCAGACCTCCGAACCGAAAAGGAGTCAAACGAGTCCAATTCCATTGCATGATCGATCCAGCTACCAGGGATCAGATTAAGCATATCTCCGAGCTAAAGAAATTATCTGCCGGACAAATCATTGACGAGTGGGCTGAAGGGAGTAAGGTATGAGCATGGAAGATTTCCCTTGGAACAAAGAACCCGATCAAAAGACACCGGCTAAAGAATATGCCGAGTGCCACAATTTGGATTTAGCTGAGACCGAAAAGAAATTTGAAGAGGCGAGGCTAAAAGTTATATATGAGACTGATCCGAGATTAGACCCTAACTTTGAATCTTCTGATTCTAATACCGACATATAATCTCAAGATAGCCCGAATAATCGCCTAGAAGGCACACAGGGCTGTCTTTTGCCGCCTGACCTATATAATCTACCACGCTAGGGTGCAAGACCGCCAATCCCGCCATTCCTTGGAATGCCCGATTTGCTGTGATTGAATTTAGTCCGAGTGATACCGAGTCCAGTATTACCTGAGTAATTACATTCAGGCTAGCTGGCAGATGTCTTGAACGAGTGATACCTGTTCTGTCGGTTAATCGGTTAGGCGAGTGGATCGGTTTTAATCTTCTTTTCGAGTGAGCTTGTAGGCTGGCAATGTAGTCCACCTGGTACGGCCGCCTAAAGCGGTTGGCGGACTGGTGCGTAAGCTTTAGCTTTTGGGCCGGCTTACGGGCCAAAGCATTAGTCCGAAGGAGGACTACTAACAGCCTGTATTTTTTCATGTTGGAGAGTACGACGAATTTAATATTATATATATATATA